TAGATGTCGCCAAGTTCTTCGCACTCATGCCCAGCCACTGCGATGATGAGGTGGAGATACTTGTTCTTGTTGCCGGTGGTTTCGAGGTAAGTGACGACACCGCCCTTTCGCACCTTCCCATATACAATTTCTTGCGGCGCAGCAGGCTCGCGGATGTTGGTCGTTATGCCTTGATTCTGCCCCGAAAGAGACGGCGCAAGCAGCCTGTTTGCGGCATAGGTGAGCGCTGTGATACCCGCATAGGTAATAACAGTTGCAGCAGTTGTTCCTGCTAATGCTGTACCGGTAAAAAGGGCAACTGCTAAAGTCTCAGCCACGTCCAACCTCCAAAGCAATCATTGAGAGGTTTATACACCAAATCTTCTGCTCCGACGAACACTGCGCGCACAGGCGAGGTTTTTATTCCGATGGCGTGGCGAGTGTAATATCGATCCTCAGTCGCTGAAAGCACAATGCCGCCCCTATCCAACTCATCAATGCTGGATCGCGTCCATCTGCTGTCAAACGCTTCTTCTAGTTTTGTGCTGCCAAAGTGCTTGACCATATTATTTGCGAAAGCCTTTGGCCCAAGATCATTGTAAGTGCCGATGAAGTCGTCAGCATAACCATGACCATAGACCTCCTTCCAGGCGCCGTTCGTGAACGTGAAACAATCATGCGATCCAAGCTGAAACGCCTTGCCCCGCTGGCTGTCTATATATCTAAGCAAAGACATTTCTTGCCCTAGAATCCGCCGTCGCCTGACGGCTCGCTGCCCATAGACGATGCTGAAGAAGACCTAGAAGACCCGCCTTGGATTTTCCGACCCCAAGCAATCTCTTTGTCTTGCAGCTTCTCAACGAAATCGAAGAACGTATCTCCAGGGTGACGCAGCTTGTGGTTCTCCGATGTGTAGCGTCGAATATTGGGCCGCTGAAGGTTGATCAACGTACTCTCGACTGTCACCTCGACAGTCACAACCTGCCCATCGTCAGCGATTGTCATCACGTCAATCAGGCCAGCGAACGTCTCAACCTGACTCAATGATCCGTTGTTATCGGTGCCGATATATATTTTCGCTATTCGGCCCTGATAAGGTTCTTGGAGGGCGGCGCTGATAATGCTGGAAGAAAGGCCGGTAAGGGTTATTGATGCGCCCTTGGCTGATAAATCCGACGCCTCGTCTATCCCGCTGATCGACAGAAGGGTGCCGCTGCCGGTGAATGTCTCGCCTTCGCTCCATGACTGGGTGTCGTCCCAAGTGTCGTCATCGACCCAATATCCGCCAATCGTGATATCACCGTGGCCAGTCCAGAGGCGAACTGTGCCACCATCGAACTGCAACTCGACAGCGTAGAAAAGCGTGACCTCATCCGCCGCCAAGTCGGTGATCATTTGCGCAGGCAGCGACCTAGTCATCAGATCGCCTCACGCGCCGAAAATGTGATGCTATACTGCTGGATGTCGGCCACCCACCCGGTGTCGTTGTTAGCCAGCCTAAAGCGCCCCACAGGACTGCTGACGACCATTGCGCCGCTGCGCGAACTTCTCAGCCCCGGCCATATCTCCAAATTAAAAAAGCCAGAACCATTAGTGTTGGTATCAGCAAGCACCTTATGCAGCGTTGCCGTCGATCCGCTTCCGAACTGGACATAATCGCCCTGAAGCAGATATCCTGTTTGGAGAGCCGGGGCGCCCGTGACAAAAATCGTGGAGCCGATCTGGCTGCTGATGACTGGGCTTCCCGCCGAGGTCGATGCAGTTCCACGGGCTGTCGCGCCATTCGGATCTCCCATTGTAAATGTGCCAAGCTGCCCCCGTAGCGAAAGGATGAAGGCGTTCCATACCTCGGCGTCAGAACGATCCTTGATCGGCGGCAACGTGATGTCTGCTTCCCACATCTGACCAGAAGAGGCTTGTGCCTGCCCCTGGAAGGTAAAGGGTGAGAAGTTATAGGCGACCGCATTTCTTGCGCGGAATGCGATGTTTCGAATGCCCGTCGCAGTCGGCAAGGTTAGGGGATAGGTGATAGCCATCAGGCAAACGCTCCTCCATATGCACCGCCACGCTTGCGCGCGTCGAGGACAGCCGCTTTAGCGTATTCGCCGATCTGCGGAAGCATGGTTGTCATCTCGGCCCTGACGGTCTGAGCCACGCCCGCAGAGACGTTGATATTCTGCACGACTGTTACGCCCTGGCCCTGGCCCTTGGTGTGGTCAAGAATGGTCTCGCGAGGATGGATGATTGCCATTCTGCCACCCTTGCCGTCTAGCCCACCTGCCCGCGCGCCATTGCCGGTGTATCCGCCCCCATTCGCCGATGGCAATGTCAGTCCCGCGACAGGCGAATTAAACCCGCCACCGACGCTAGCTCCACCATCGCCAAGGAAGCCTCCGAGCGCTCCCGATATAAACCCCGTGATCTGCTTAACGACGAAGATTTTGAACAACTGATTTATGATCTCGGACGCCATTGATTTGAAGGCGTCCTTCACGCTTTTGGTGCCTTCAATCACTGAAGTAAACGCGGTGCCGAAAGCATTTGCCGCTTGCTCTTGTGCGCTTTGAATCTTCTTCATCTCATCAGACAACTCCGGCAGCTTTCCTTTTGCTGTCGCAGTCATGTTTTTAATCGCTTCTTCTGCGGCAGCAATATTGGCTTCTAATTTAGATGCCTCGCTCCCTATCTGGTCCAGCTTCATTGGGTCTATGATGCCAGCTTCATATGCCAGACGCTTAGCCGCTTCTGCCGCTTCGTCCAGCCGAACAGCCAAGTTGCCGCCGCCAGACTGGCGAATGGCAAGTTCACGTTGCAACTCAGCCAACCTCCTCATTGGCTCAAGCATTTTCTCGTTAATTTTTGCCAACTCTTCAGCACGTTGCCTAGCCGCGCCTTGGGCTTTACTTGCGGCACTTTCTGCGTCTGCAATTTCTTTTCTACGTCGAGCGCGCATCCTGTCGTAGAATTTCTCTAATTCCTTATTAACTGTTTTGAAGTCTTCCATAGCCTGCGGCGGCAATAACCCTCTGTCACCCATAAGTTGCGCCTGGATATTGGTAAGAGTAGTTTTTCCTAAAGCAACAGCTTCATCAGTGGCTGACCTAGCTGCTTTGCGAATGTCAACATACAAATCTTTATGTCTAATAAGATCAGCAGCCGCCTGCGGCGGCAACGTGCCATTATTTAATAGATACTGCGCCTCAACTACGCTTAGAACTTCCTTTTGCACACGCTCAAAGCTTTTACCCATTGAGACAGACAAAGTGCGTACTTGGCCTTCCATTTGGATGACCATAGGGATCAAGGCATTACGCGCGGCTAAAGGTAGCTCTTCAACTACTTTACGCACACCTACAATCGCCAACTTCATGCCATCAATATTTTTGGATTTAGACGCCTCCATAAACGCATCAGAGAATTCCTTCATGCGTTCTGGCGCGTCTCCAATCTCTTTCCGAATACCCGCTAACCTTTCCTGAAGTCCCTCTATTTCGTCATTAAGGGCTGCTATCGTTTCAGCGCCTTGAGCCTCGGCCAGTTCTAAGGCCAAACCTTCCTGTGCGTGACGCAAATCTTCCGTTACACCTTCAAATTTAGCTATTAATGCTTTGTACTGTGAAGTATCTAATATCTTCTCAAAAGCTAAGCTAAGCTGTTTGGTCGTTTCAGTAAGTGCTTGCTCTCGCTGAAGCTTTAGGAACTCTCTTAGATCATTCGTAAGTGCGCCATACTTTTCTCGAAGTGCCTCCAAATTTCCTGCGCTTAACGCTTGCGTGTCATTCAGTTTACTTGTCGCAGCCTCCAACAAGTTCATTCGATCAGCAAACGTCTCGACCTTGCCAGAAGCTTCTTCCGTTGCTTCTGAAGTCTTTTGAACCGCAACTGCAACTGCTGAAAAAAGGGCGATACCTGCGCCTATGACGGCGCCAATTGGGCCAAAGACGCCAGCAAGCTGTGCGCCCTGCTGACCAAAGGCTTGGAGCGCACTAGTGCCGCCACCAACTTGGACAAAGAAGTCACCGAACTGATAACCAGCTTGCTGGAGCGCGCCCTTGGCAAACTTGTTAGTCGCCACAGCAGTTTTGTTATAGGCGTTTGCGTTGCGGTTTAATGAACCAGTAGAACGCTTAATACGCCTGTCTAGATCATTGACCGCCTTTTGCGCCTTTTGAAGATTCTGAGTGGCAGAGCGCGCGTCAGCAGAGACGACGATATTGATATCATTTGCCATTTTCCGCGCGCTCCTGCGTTATAGAATAGTATGCGACCCATTCATTGTATTCGTTCAGCGACATTTGCTCAATCTCAGGGATTGTCAGCCCAAGCCTTTCAGCCAAGGCCAGCAAGTTCATTCGGAACGGGTCGCTCCTTAGTTTTTTTCGTGGTCCTCAATGCTATCTGCGTTGAAGATAGCCCCAAAAACCTTAGCCAAAACTGATACATCTTCACCCATCAAGATGGGCTTATCTTCCAAGGTGAACAGCTTTTCGCCCTGATCGTCTTCAGCCTTAGCCAGGATCAGATCGACCATCGCACCAAGTGACGGATTAGCCATAAAGTTGGGATGCTTTCGCGTCACCTTCTCAATGTCTCTAGCTGAAACTTGGCTAAAGTAGAGGCGAAGAGGTTCCCCATCTTCGCCCCACTGATCGACCTCTGCATGGCCTTTCTCACGATCCGCGCGTTTGGCGGCAATACGCTCTGCAAGCCTCACAAGTTACACCGTCGTCGTTGTTAGGTCGCCGGTGCCTTGCACCGAGATGCTGGATTCGACCATGCCATCGAACGATGCCGTCACACTTATGCCCGTGACAATGGCCGAGCCGCTGTAATAGGTGTCGCCGCTGGCATCGCCCTCAGGGTACACCGTCAGAGTGATTTCAGTACCGTTAGTCAAAGCGCCCTGACCTGTCGTGTCAGTTTCGTCCCAAAAGACATCTACAGTGCCAGTGAACGACTTCAAAGACGGCTTGTAGGTTCGAGAGCTGTCGCCCATGCTGGTGTCTTCTAGAGTGTCCGCTGTCACCTCCAGAGAGTAGGAGCGGATTTCTGCAATCGCGTTGGAGCCGACCTTAACGGTCCCCTCGCTGCCGGTATGAGTAGCCATAGGAGCCTCCTTTATCTGGCCGTACTTGCGTCAGTTATGCTTGTAACATAGCTGACTTCGAAAGTCATGGAGGCAATGCCCACAGGCTGTTCTGCCTCTCCATTATAGTCAATATCAGTGCTGATAAGGTGTATCTGTTTAGCCAAGCCGTTTACCCTAAAGTCAGCGCCGATTGCGTCTTCAATCTGAACGCAGATCGCGTCTACATCATCATCGAAGGTGTTC